GGGATTCGACGCCAAGGGCATCGCTACCACCAAGGCGGCGCAGGCCGCAAGCCAGATCGCACGGCTCGCGGACAAGTACCCCGAAATGAAGTTCAACGTGGCGGTGGAGGACATGAAGCCGACCCCATTGGCCGCAGCCCGCAACTGGAACACATACGACCAAACGACTGGCAAGCGAGAATACACACGTACTTTGCTGCTCAGTCGCACGAAACTTGCCGCGAGGTCCAACACAGAGGACATGCTCAAGCGTTCCACCGACGCTGGCTGGTGGTCTGTGCGCGCAGGCACCGAGACGGACGCCATGACCTACTCGGTAACGCATGAGTTCGGCCACTTGATCGACTATCAGACTGGAAACTCCTACCTCCACAATCAGGCCACATCGCAGCGGACCAGAGACGCCATCGACGCCTGGTCTAACGCCCGCGCGCTCGCCGTAGCACGCGGTATGGATACTCGGAGCAAACGGCAGGTCATCTTGGCGCATCTGAAACCCGATGAACTCGCGGCGCTAGATCGGTACGAGGAGTTCATAGCCTCGCAGGTGTCAGGGTATGGCCGCACCAATTCAATGGAAGGCATCGCCGAGGCATTCGCGGACGTGGAAATCAATGGCGACCGGGCATCGGAAGCGAACAAGCTCACGGTGCGGCAACTGATTGCGCTCCTGCGCGGGGAGAATTGAAAATGCGGTCGGTTGATTCGCCCCCCATGTCCGAGGATGAGTTCAGCGAGGCGTTAGACATTGCTGAGCAGGGGGGGATTCTCTCGGACACGGGGGCTGGTGAGGAACTGCTCACTGCACTACTCGCCGTGGCACGGGAGCCGTCCGGCGACAACATTACCGCCGCGCGGGCAGCCTACCGCGCACAGTCCGCCGCCTAACCATCTGATTCCCGCCCGGGGCACTCCCGAGCACCGTCCTACCCTGCTGGCCTGAGCGACCCCCGCAATACCCCCACATACTTCCCGCACGCGAGGTGCGGAAGATCACAAGGAGATCCAATGTCCGACGGCGCGATGCCCAAGACGAAGACGGCCGAGTTCGACTACTCGGTCCTCAACCCGACCGACCCCGCTTCGACCCAGGCCCTCATCAACTTTCACCGGATGACCTTCGGCGGAGCCACGATGGAGGCCGAGACGACCGGGACCCAGGAAGGCACGCCGGATCCCGGTGCAAAGGGTGACCCGCCAACGAACGAGGACCTCGGTGCAAAGGGGTCCGAGCGCGCTGTACTCGCAGACCTGGCCAAAGAGCGTGACGCTCGTCAGGCACTGGAGGCCCAGGTCAAGGAGCTGGCACCAATGAAGGACACCCTGGCGCGGCTCGCCGCTGCGTTCGGGGCCGACAGCAAGGGCGCGACGCCCGAGACTGCCATCGCAGATATCACCAGCCGGTTCGACAAGCTCCAGGACGACCTGGGCGTCGAACGGCTGGCGCGGCTGCATGGCATCACCGACGAGAAGGACATCGTCCTCCTCAGATCCACCAGCACGGACGCGAGGTCCGATCTGGCGGCCCGGCTCAAGCCGGGCACCAACCCCCCGAACCCGAAGCCAGACGGCTCCGCTGCACGCGGCGCGGGTGGCGACGGGAAGGCGACATCAGTCGCCACGGGCCGTGACCTCTTCGCAGAGCGTCACGGGAAGAAGACCACGTAACCCCAACCAAGAAAGGTTCCACCATGCCTCGACTCTTCACCGAGTCGCTGGGTGGCGGGGACATGTCTTGGCTCGCGTCCACGCACGGCATCGAGAATGCCCGGACCGCGACCCTGGATGTCTCCACGTTCACCGAGGCGACGCACTACCCGGACGGGTACTTCCTGTCCGGCCTGCCCGTGAATGTCGCTGACGAAGGGGCTGTCACGCCCTGGACGGGCGTCACCGGCGAGGAGCTCGGCTTCTTGCTCCGCGACGTCCGAATCAACGTCACCGACGCCACCATCAATGTGACCGCCGCGGTCCTCCGCCACGGTCTCATCCTCTCCGCCAATCTTCCGGTCGTACTTGCGTCCGGCGTTGGCTCCACCGCAGGCTTCACGATCATCGCAGGGGGTGCGTGATGGCTGTTCTCTGGACTGATGTCATCGACCCGGCCGAGCTGACCGGATACGTCCGGGCCGCCCTGTCCGACTACGAGGCGCGCAAGGGAACCCTCGCGCGCTGGCTCCCAAACCGCGAAGTGGCCGACACGGTCGTCCGCTTCCGCAAGGCCACCGCTGGACTGGTCGCCGAAGCTTCGTACCGCGAGTACGACGCAGAGCCCGAGGTCGGGTCGACTCCCGGCGGGCAGCGGGTCACCATCGAACTGCCCGCGGTGTCTCAGGAGATCCCGATCTCCGAGTACCAGCAGCTCCGCGCCCGGAACGCTACGGACGAGTCCATCCGCAACGCGATTCTGACCACGTCGGAGGCTGTCGTGCGGGCGATCGCGGACCGGGTCGAACTCACCCGCGGCGTCGTCCTCAACACCGGCAAGGCGACGATCACCCAGGCGAACTACATCTCCGACGACGACTTCGGCCGCGCCGGGGCAATGTCGCCGACGGCCGGGACGCTCTGGTCGAACACGGCCGCGGACGGGCTGGGGTACCTCGAGACCCTGCGCGACCTGTACGTCGACACGAACGGCGAGGAGCCGGGCGTGATCGTCACGTCAACACGCGTGCTGCGCGCGTTGGCTCGGCTGGAGGGCATGGCGACACTGCTCGTCAACGGCTCTTCCAGGGCTGCGACGATCTCCGAGGTCAACGGTCTCATCACGGGCGCCGGCCTGCCGGAGATCGTCGTCTACGACCGCCGGACGAAGACGGGCCGGGTCATCCCGGACACGCAGCTGCTCATGCTGCCCGCCCCGACCGACCCCAACGGTGAGTCCGAGCTTGGCGCGACGTTCTGGGGGCAGACGCTGACCGCTGACAGCCCCGATTTCCGGGATGCCGGTCTCGACGAGCTGCCCGGCCTTGTTGCGGGCGTGTGGCGGGAAACCAAGATCCCGATGATCGCGCTGGTGATCGGCGACTCGATCAACCTGCCGGTTCTCGCCAACGCGGACCTGAGCCTCAGCGCGAAGGTTCTGTAATGGCGCGCCTCACCGCAACGGTCGTCCTTCGGGGCGAGCACGGTGAGGTCGTCACGCTGCTGTCGGGGACGGAGGCGCCCGAGTGGGCGCTTCCGGTCCTCGGCAAGCATGTTCTCGGTAAGCACATTCTCGACGACGAGTCCGAGCAGGCCCCCGCGCCCGCGAAGACCCGCCGCCGCAAGAGGGGCGAGCGATGAGTGACATCACGTACAACGTGGGGCTGCTGTTGGATCGCTCGCCCCTGCCCGAGTCCGACCAGGTTTTGTCGGACCTACTGGCCAGATGGACCCAAGACAAGATCGAAGCAGTCGCCAACGTGGTCGCGCCCAGCGTGACGCTCGACCCCGCAGTACGCGACCGGGTCATCGCGAAGGCTGTCGCGCGCTACATGAGCCGTCCGAGGGATGGGGTCACGCAGGAGTCCGTACAGGTCGACGACGGCCAGATGACCCGCAGCTATGCGAAGCCCAGCGGAGAACTCGGCGAGGTGGAGATCCTCGACGAGTGGTGGACCGAACTCGGCCTCCCCTCACCGGCCGCCGAGGCGGAGTCCTTCACTATCCGCCCGCACTACCACCGGCCATACCGGCACATGTCGCCGTGGGGCTTTCGATGATCGGTGACGCGATTTCGTCAGCGCTGCCCATGTTGCGCGCCGAGGCCGAGTCGCTGATGACCTCAACGGTGCGCGCGGAGACGGTCACCATCACCACCGATCCGACGACGGGCGCCGACGTGCTCGCGGCCACTCTCCTATACCGCGGCATCGCCCGAGTCAAGGGCCCTGGCTCATCGTCTCTGGCCGTTCCCGCCACGGTGATGTCCGAGTCGATCCACTTCCCGGCAACAGCGGTCCCGATCCCGGTAGGCACGCGGATCACGGTCGAGGACTCGGCGAACCAGCCGAACCTCATCGGCTGCGTGTACCGGGTGACGCGCTCCTACCTGGCTGAGCTTCAGGCCGCGCAACGGGCGGAGGTCGAGTCATGGCAGTAGACGACTTCTCCCAACTCGACGCGTTCGCGGCAGTTCTCGCGCAGGCCGTCCCGGCGATCCAGCCCAAAGTGAAGGCCGTGGTCTCCAAGGGCGCGTTGAACATCAAGAACCAGCTCCGCGAAGAGGCCGAGAAGTCGACCCACTTCAAGGGCATCGGCTGGACGATCAGCTACGACCTCACCGACGATGCCGACGGGGTCGAGGCCGAGATCGGACCCGAGAAGAAGGCAGCCGGCAACCTCGGCAACATCGCCTACTTCGGTGGCGCCCACGGTGGCGGCGCAACCCTGCCCGACCCTCAAGCCGCCCTCGAGACCGAGGCGGATCGGTTCATCGCGGCGCTCGAACTGGTGGTGGACCTGTGAAGACAACCCTCGCCGCGATCGCCACACTGATCCCGTACACCCCCCAGTATTGGGCTGCGGAGAACCCAGGCGCCGGCCAGTATGTCGTCCTGTGGACGCCGCCGCACTCGGCCGATGAGGACGAGGCGCTGATCCGTGGGACCGCATTCACAGCCTCGCTTCGGCTGACTGCAGTCGCCGGAACCCTCGATGGCGTCCAGATCATGCTCGACAGGATCCGGGGCCTGCTCGATACCCACACAGCCACGGTGACGGGTCGGCACGTCCTGCTCACCTGGGACCGGTCGGAGACGATCGACCTTGACCGGACCGTGACCATCCCCACCACAAACCGTCACCCCGCGTTCGGGGTCGACACGTACACGATCCACAGCCAGCCCATCTAGCCGCCCGCACGCGGTAAACCATCAAAGGAGAACACCATGGCCGTACGCATGCTTGCGGACGACAAGATCAAGTTCACGATCCTCACCGAGGCACCGGTCGATCCGTCCGCACCGACTGCCGTCGAGCTGAACGCGGGGATCGACGCCTCGCTGAAGATCAGCAAGGACGGCTTCAAGTGGTCCGCGTCCGACTCGGACAAGATCTCCGAGCCGGCGCTCGGATCCGCGACGAACTCGTCTGTTCCCGGCATGGGGAACTACGACCTCAGCTTCACGGTGTGGCGCCAGTTCGGTGTCGCTGGCGGCTTCGACGCGGTGGCCGACGACGTGTTCGACGCCGTCAAGACGAAGAACACGTCCCTGTGGTGCTATGCGCGCAAGACCGACAAGCTCGCCACGGCCGACTGGGCAGCCTCTGACGAGATCATGCTCGGCGCGGATGTCGTCACCGACACCCCGAAGACGTCCAACGTCACAGGCTACATCCGGTACGAGATTTCGCTCATGTGCCAGACGGCGTACCCGTTCATCACGGTCGCCAGCGGCGTGTAATCGACTCCGGGCGGGTGCGTTTCCACGGGCGCACCCGTCCGGCCCTCATCCTCACCGTGGAATCGTGGAAGGAAAACCCGTGGACCAGGCAGACGAGCCGCTCGGCGGCATCGACACCAGCATCACTCCCACCGTCGAGGACTTCGACCTTGACGCGTGGCTCAACGGCGCACGACCCGTTCGGCGCAGCATCACCCTCTACGCCCGCGGCGACCTGATCGGCCGCCTCGAGGAGCTCGTGACCCTGATCGAGAAGTGCGAGGACGACGGGCAGCGCCAGGAGTTCGAGGACGAGGCTGAGAAGGTTCAGCACACCTTCCTCGCGTCCGGCCAGACCTTCACCGTTGAGGCTCGCTCATCGGAGTGGGTCAAGGCGTACCGGGAGGGCTGTGCGAAGCAGCTGGGCCTCAAACTCGGTGTCAAGACTGGCACCGTGAAGGACGAGAGGCAGTACGCGCTTCGGATGCTCGGCGAGCAGGTCGTGGTTCCGTCCGGCATGACGTACGCGCAGCTCGAGCGGCTCTCCGAGATCGCCGAACCTGAGGTCATGAAGCTCATCCGCGTACAGGTCGCGGCGAACACTGAGGCTGCGGCCGGTGTGGGTGTGGTGACGCGGGATTTCTCGCAAGGGCGCTCAGGACTCGTCCCGCGCTGAGGCAAGCCCTCAAGGTGGCACGCGACTACCGCGTGCCACCGACGAAGCTCATCGGGCTCCCCTATAAACGCTGGGGCGACACGGACCAGCTACTGACGCTGGCCTATGAACAGTGCGAGGCGGCCCGGTGCGGCTGTGGCTGCGGGCAGTGGATCGACGAGGCTCACGACCCGGAGACCTCCGGCTGGTGGGAAGTCGACACGACGGTCTGTTTCGCCGGGGTCGCGCTCGCCGAGTGGCGGGACCAGAACAAGGACGCGGGAGCCGGGACCCTGATCGGGGTCCGGCTGAGCGACGACTACCACACCTAGGAGGACGCGATGGGCGCTGACCGTAGCATCGTCGTCCGACTGAAGGCTGTCGTCAGCGAATACAAGCAGGGCATGGCTGAGGCTGCGGCGTCGTCCCGGCAGGTCGGCGACACTGCTACGAAAGCCTCGCAGGACTCCGCGAGGGGGTTCGGGTCGGCGGCTACGTCCGTCGGTGGTCTGAACAACGCCCTCAAGGGTGCCATGGTCACAATGGCTGCCGCTGGGATCGGCGCGTTCGTCGCACATGCCGTGCAGTCGTTCGCGCAGCTCGAGGATGCGTCCGCCGCCGCCAGCGTCGTCTTCGGCAACGGTATGCAGCAGATCGTCGCCCAGTCGAACGGGGCCGCCGCGGCCCTCGGCATGGCGAAGTCGCAGGTCATCGACGCGGCGATCCAGTTCGGCGCATTCGGTAAGAGCGCAGGGCTCTCCGGTACGGCGCTGGCGTCGTTCTCGACGGACATGACCCAGCTCGCAGGCGACATGGCTTCATTCAGGGGTACCACCCCGGAGCAGGCGATCCAGGCCATCGGTGCCGCGTTGCGCGGGGAGACTGAGCCGATCCGCCAGTACGGCGTCCTGATCGACGACGCCAGCACCAAGCAGCAGGCCCTCAAGATGGGCCTGATCTCGACCACCAGCGACGCCCTCACTCCCCAGAACCGGGTCCTCGCGGTCCAGCAGCTCATCCTCAAGCAGACCAGCGACGCGCAGGGCGACTTTGCGCGTACGGCGGACTCGACGGCGAACGTGCAGAAGCGGCTCACGGCCGAGTGGGAGAACGCCCAGGCGACGCTTGGCGGGAAGCTGGCTCCGTTCATCAAGGCGGCAGAGACGGGGCTCCTGGGGCTCCTGGACGGCTTCGAGCGCAACTCGGCCGTCCTGGTCCCGCTGATCCAGCTGGTCGGCGGACTGGCGCTCGGCATCGGCGGGCTTGTCGTCGCGTTGAAAGTGGCCGACGTGGTGACGTCGTTCTCCGGCGGCATGCAGGCGATGCAGGCGAGTGTCGCCTCATTCGCCCTCACGCTGCAGACGCAGGGCGGGGTTGCGACATCGGGCATGATGCGGCTCGGCAACGTGGTCTCTGGTCTCGGCAAGGCGATCCCGTACATTGGCGTGGCGGCGGTGGCTGCCGGTGCGGCGTTCCTGTACTTTGGTGCGAAGGCTGAGGAGTCACGACAGCATGTCTCTGACCTGACCGCGGCGCTCGTCTCGGACAACGGCATCATCGGTACGAATACGCGGCAGTGGGTCGCGAACTCGCTCATAAAGCAGGGCCTCAACCAGGACCTCAAGAGCGCCGGTATCGACATCGGCCGGTACACGGATGCGATCCTCGGTGATGCCGACGCACTCAAGGAAGTAAACGCGCAACTCAACTCGAACTTCGGGCCCGCCATTGCCAGCAATGCGGGGCAGATGACCGAAGCGCAGCAAACGGCAATCAAGCTCAGCGAGGCCCTGAACGGCACCAACAGTGAACTGGCGGTGGCGACCGAAAACGCGAAGGACAGTGCCGCCGCAACGAAGACGGCCGCCACGGCATCCTCCGAGCAGGCTGTGTCCGCTGCGGATGCGGCCAAGGCGATCCAGTCACAGGCGACCGCCGCGAAGAGTGCCGCCGACGAGATCAAGGCCGAGACTCAGGCCCTGTGGGGCCAGATCGACGCGAACCTCGCGGCGTCCGGTTCCACCCGTGGCCTGTATGCGGCGTACGACGCCGCCACCGCATCGGTCAAGGAGAACGGCCGGACCCTCGACGAGCACAGCGAGAAGGGCCGCGCGAACGCGGATGCCCTCGAGAAGATCGTGGTGGCGACCGAGTCAGCGATCCAGAAGAACGCGGAGAACGGCGCTAGCCAGGCCGACCTCAACGGGATTCTGCAGCTGGGGCATGACCAGTTCATCTCGGTAGCCACCGCGATCACAGGCAACGCGGCTGAGGCGCAGAGGCTCTGGGACACGTACAAGCTCAACCCGGGTGTCGTCGCGACCCTGGTGCAGCAGAACGGCGCACAGGCGGCGCAACTCGAAGTCTCAAATTTCCTCGCCCTGCTCGCAAGCGTGCCACCAGAGAAGCGCGCCGACGTGGTCAGCGCGTTCCAGGCGACCGGCACCGAGGCGGCGAAGGCTGCCCTGGCCGCGATCAACGACAAGACGGTCACGATCACCTTGCAGGCCG